GGTTATTTCGAATGGTCTGCACCGACTGATGAAATCAGCGTTGAAAACGCACGGCACGCAAACCCTTCAATGGGCACATTGATTCACGCCGACAACATCAAAAGCGTTTTGAACGACCCGCCTGACGTCGTCATGACTGAAGTATTGTGCCGTTGGGTTGTTGCGATCAATAGCGCGGTCGATTCTGCGTCTTGGGGCAATTGTCTTGACAAAGCAGCTGACCTTGACCCAGACAAACTGACATGGTTGGCAATTGATCTTTCACCAGATAGACGCCATGCAAGTTTGGTTGGCGCGCAAAAACTTGGGGACGACAAGTTTGTTGTTAAGTTACTTCACACTTGGACAAACGAATTGCAATTGGACGACAAAGCAATTGCCAACGAATTGGCAGATTATGCGCGCAAATATCCGACCGAATACGTCCTTTATTCACGCAAAACCAGTGGCGCGGTTGCAGCGCGACTTGCACCCGCTGGAATTCCCGTTTTCGACATGGACAACGCCTATCCGCAAGCGTGTGACGAAATGTTGTCGGCGATCAATAGCGGTCGTTTAAAACATAGGGGTCAAAGCCAATTAAGCGAGGAAGTTCTGGCAGCGGTGCAATTGCGACGCGGTGACGGCGGTTGGGTCATTGGTCGACGGGCTTCACAGTCGGTTGTCTGCGGTGCAGTCGCAGTTGCATTGGTAACACATTTTGCGACACGCCCAGACAATGATCTTGACATCATGGTTGGTTGATCGTATAACCCTGACACAATTTGGGCATGGGATTTCGTGATCTATTTACGCCGAAAGTTGAGGCTGCCGTTCCAGCCGAAACTTTAAACGTCGACGCAGCTGCAATTGCGCCTTATTACACCGAAGTTGGAAATTTATTTTTATTTGGTGGAATCGTTACGGCTTCACGCGCCGAGGCAATGAGTGTTCCAACCGTTGCGCGTGCGCTTGGAATTATTCAAACAATTGCGTCATTGCCAATGCACACACGAAACGAGGCAACAGGCGAAAAGGTAACGCAACCGCGCGTTATCAATCAACCTGACCCACGAATTCCTGGGTCAACATTTTGGGCTTGGATTATTTCGGATTTGTTTTTCTTTCCTTCAGCGTATGCGTACGTTATGGACAGATACGCAGACACAGGAAAAATTCGCGCAATGGAACGCATTGCACCTGAACGCGTAACAATTACGACAAACGGCATGGGTTATGAAATTGCAACGTATTCAATTGACGGTGCGTTTGTTGACCCAGCCAACCTTGTTGTCTTTCAAGGTTTTCAAGAAGGTTTGCTAAGTCGCGCAGGTCGTACGATTCGCGCAGCCGCAGCGTTGGAACGCGCTGCAATGAATTTTGCAGTCGAGCCAATTCCACAAATGGTTTTGAAATCAAACGGAACATCATTGCCAGCCGATCGCGTTTCAAAGTTATTGACCGCTTGGAAAACTGCAAGAGCGTCGCGTTCAACGGCATTTTTAAATGCGGACGTCACGTTGGAAACGCTTGGGTATGACCCAAAGAATTTACAATTGAACGAAGCGCGCAATTATGTTGCACTTGAATTATCGCGCGCCGCTGGACTTCCAGCGTATTTTACAGACGCGCAACAATCGACATTTACTTATTCAAACGCGTTAGACAAGCGTCGCGACCTTGTAGATTTTGCGTTTAGAAATTACATGTCAATAATTGAGGAACGCCTTTCGTTTGCTGATTTCACACCAGCAGGAAACAAAGTGCGTTTTGATCTTGATGATTTCTTGCGTGGCAATCCATACGAGCGCGCGCAAGTTTATGAAATCTTAAATCGAATCGGCGCAATGTCGATCGACGAAATACGCGAGGAAGAAGATCTACTGCTATGAAAAAAGTAATCACACCAATGACAATCACCGCAGCTGATTCAAACAGTCGCACAATCACCGGTCGCATTGTTACATTCGAGGAAACTGGCAACGCTTCAATTGGCAAGGTTCAATTTGCGGCGGGTTCAATTGAACCAACGGCAGTTTTGCTTAATCTCGAACATGATCGCACACGTCGCATTGGCAAAACACTTTCAATTGAATCAAGTGCGGAAGGTATCGACGCAACATTTAAAATTGCAAACACTACTGCTGGAACTGACGCATTGGTTGAAGCGCAAGAAGGTTTGCGCGACGGATTTAGCGTAGAAGTCTCATTTGACGAATACGAGACACTTAAAGACGGAACAGTCAGAATTCTTGCGGGTGAATTGACTGGTGTTGCATTAACTAGCGAACCCGCGATCAGATCAGCACGCGTCGAATCAGTCGCCGCAACAACCGCTGACGAAAATGAAGTTTCAGATTCGACAATCGAACCTGAAGTCACACCAACAACAGAAGGAGACGAAGTGGACAACACCGTCACAAACGCGGAAACCGTCGAGACGGTAGAAGCCGCACAGTCAGTGACCGCACAATCAAACGCCGTGGGTGGTTGGAAAGCAACACCACGCATTGAAATCACTGCTGCAAAGTACCTAGAAAACAAGGTGCTTGCTGCAACAGGCGACGAATCAGCGCGCCAATATGTTTTGGCAGCAGACAACACAACAGACAACGCTGGACTTGTTCCAACACGTCAGTTGACTGAAGTCATCAACGGACTATCAACAACAATTCGCCCAAGCATTGACGCGATTTCTCGCGGTGCATTGCCTGACGCTGGAATGACTTTTGAAATTCCTAAGATCACAGTTGCACCAACAGTTGCAATTGCAGCTGAGGACGCAATCTTTTCAGACACCGATCAGAACTCAGCGTTCCTTTCAGTGGACGTTAAGAAATTCGCTGGGCAACAAAAATTCTCAGTTGAATTGCTGACCCGCACTTCGCCCCTCTTTTATGATGAGTTACTCAGAAATATGGTCGCGGCTATGGCAAAAGCACAAAACGCTTATGTCAACGCACAGTTAATTTCAGGCGCAACGCTTGACGGAACAACAGTTGCAACATACCCAACGGCTGCTGAACTACTTGGAATCACCGCCCGCGGTGCAGCAAGTGTTTATGGCGCAACCGCAGGTCTTGCCAATCCATTCGCACGCAACATGATCGTTTCAACAGGTCAGTGGTCAAACATCATGGGCTTGAACGACGCAGGTCGTCCAATTTACACCGCTTCAAATCCAATGAACGCTGGTGGCGCAGTAGTGCCAACATCACTTCAAGGAAACGTCGCGGGCTTGAACCTATACGTTGACCCAACAAACGGTGGCGACGGAGACGGAACAATCTTGGTTGTTAACCCAGACGCTTACACATGGTACGAAGGAACTTCATACCAGTTACGCGCAGAATCAACCGCTGACGGTTCAATCACAGTCGGTGTTTATTCATTCGGTGCAGTTGCGACAAAGATCGCAGCGGGCGCGTTTAAGAATAACAAGGCGTAACAAAAACAAACTAATCATGCGCTACGGTCACTCCCGAACGTAGCGCAGCAGTCGAGAGGAACGGAAATGCCAAGTATTGTGTCAACGGCGCAATTGCGCAGCGTGCTTGGCGTTTCCGTTTCACTTTATCCAGACAGTTATTTAGACGAAATTATCAACACCGCTGAAGCGGTCATTTTGCCCATGCTGGTTGCAAACACTTCAGCAATTAACGCTTACAAACTAGAATCTAACGTCGCGACGTATTACACGCAACGCGCACATCATTTTGTTGCTGGTCAATCAGTGGTCGTCACTGGATTACCCGCACCATTTTCAGCAACCGTCACAGTCGTTGACGTTAAAGAATTTCATTTCACCGCAGCAATTACCAGCGCGGACGTTACATTGCGTGACATTATTCCAACAGGCACGGCAACACTTTCGGGCTATTCCGCAGCTGAAATCTATGCCAACAGTGCGCCAATTGAATCAGCCGTGCTTGCAGTCAGCGTTGAAGTTTTTCAATCACGCGTCGCAGCGGGTGGACAGATCGAGGGCGTCGATTTTGCTTCGACGCCGTACAGAATGGGACGCAGTTTGACCAATCGCGTGTCCACGTTACTTATGCCGTTTTTAGACGTTGAGACGGTCGTTCAATAAATGCCAGCCAACGCCGTTTCCGATACACGCGCAGCCTTAGCCAACGCATTTAGCGCACTTGCTGCAAACATTTACCCAAGCGTGCCCGAAGCACCGATTCCACCCGCAATCGTGGTCGTTCCTGATTCGCCGTACATGGAAGTTGTTTTGCTGGGCAAGTCACAAACAAAAGTCAAGATCAATTTTGCGATCACTGCCATTGTTGCTTCAAATAGCAACGCAGGTTCACTGGACAATCTGGAAAAACTAATCATAGGAATTCTCGCTGCAATGCCAGCGGGATACGTTGTTGGCGTTGTTGAAAAGCCAACGGTGCTTGACGTAGGTCAATCACCAATGCTCGTCGCTGACATTAACGTTTCAACGTATTACACCCAAACAATCTAAGGAGTAAAAATGCCAACAACGGTAATTACTGGGCGCGACATCACCTTTACTATTGGTGGCAATGTTTACGACGCACAGGCAACAAGCGCAGTCCTATCAAATAGCCCAACAATCGAGACTTATCAGACATTGGACGGAAAAGTTTATCGACACATTGACGATCAATTTTCTTTCGACGTTGAAATGCTTGCAGATTGGGGCGCAACTGGTTCATTATGCGAAGGTCTATGGAACGCAACAGAATCAGCACCAAACACAGGAATTTCAACAGTGTTGACTGCAACAAGCGGTGCAACATTTACATTCCAAATTTTGCCAGCGTTTCCAAGCGCAGGCGGTACTGCACCAGACGCGCAAACCGTGTCACTATCGTTCACCGTTATCGGTACACCAGCCGAAGCGTTCTAATACAAACAATCGGGAGACAAAATGAAACTACCAATCACGATCGAATTCACCAGCGGTGAGCAAGCGACATACGTTGCCGCTCCCCCTGAGTGGGTTCGTTGGGAAAAGCACACAGGCAACACCATTGCACAGGCGCAGGAACGAATCGGAATTTCCGATCTTGTTTTTCTTGCGTATTACGCAATGAAGCGCGAAGCAGCTGGCAAGCCGATCAAAACACTTGAAGTTTGGACGGAAACAATTGCTGACGTGGTTGTCGGTGAAGCAAGCCCAAAAGTTATCCCGTCGGAAGTCTAAGCCGAATAGTTTGGGAGGTAGCCTTAGCAACAGGGCTACACCCAAACGATTTCGAAAGTGCTGAGGACATTCTGACAGTCATTGAAATCATGGAGAGGCGCAACAATGGCAAGTGAGGCAATCACTTACGACAAAGCCGAATTGCGTTCAATCACGCGGGCATTCAAGGCAATGGACGACGAAGCAATTTCACAGGCGAAACAAACGTCGAGTGCGCTTGCCGATTTTGTTCGTGGCAAGATCGTCAGCGCAGCCAGTAATCTGACCCGTAACCGTTTGGACAATAAAGTCGCTGAAGGTTCAAAGGTTTCAAAGTCGTCAAAAATTGGTGAAATCAGTTTTGGTTTTGCTGGGCAAAAGTTAAGCGGTGGCGGTACGACGCAACAATTGTGGGGCGGTTCAGAATTTGGTTCAAATCGCTATAAGCAATTCCCAGTTTGGTCAGGGCGTGAGGGTCGCGGGTCGCGCGGTTGGTTTATCTACCCAACGCTAAGATCAGTGCAACCTGAGATCATTACAAAGTGGGAACAGGCATTTTCGACGATAGTTAAGAGGTACGACTAAATGGCAGGTTCAAGAACCCTTAAATTATCGATTCTTGCTGAGACAAAAGACCTTGTCGCGGGCTTAAATACCGCAAGCAAGGAAACTCAAACGTTTGGCGATAAGGCAACAGAATTTGGCAAGAAGGCTGCATTGGCGTTTGCGGTTGCTGGTACTGC